TGCGGAGCTCGGAGAACGCGCCAACGTTCAACCGGTGCGCGCGGACCGCGTCCACATGCTCGAACCGGAAGTCGCGCCACCCTTCGACAGTGCGACCCTTCGCGAACCGGCGGAACGCCGCCAACTCCTTCCGGATCGCGTCCGGCGATTCGATCGCCTTCGCGACCGCCGCCTTCTGCGACATCGGCTGCATCTGCGGTGCCGGCGCGACAGGCGCCAACGGGACCGCCGGCCCCGACCCCGGGTTGATCGCCTCCACATTCGGGGCGCCCGTAGCCTGATCGACCGGTGCGGACTCGTCCAGCAGCATCGACAACGGCATCGGACCCGACGGGGTCATGATGTACCGCGGGATCGTCGCCCCATCCTTCTCCGCCAGCCCATACCGGGTCTCGCGGATATCGGACGGGCTGATCGCACCCATGTCGACGTAGATCTGATCGGCCTGCGCGGTCAGCAACGCACCAGCGTCGTCGGTGCCCTGATCGAAATGGAACTCGAGCGGCACACCCAGGTCGTCCTGGATGAACGCGGTGATCAGGTCCTCGACATGCAACTGCAGCGGGCGGGTGCCGTTGCGTTCGGAGATGTTCTCCTGGACCTGCCCGTTCGCCTTGTTGACCTTCTCCGTCCACCCGAGATCGGCGGGCACCACGTGGTACGCGGCGGCCGTCTTCTGCAGCAGCCACATGGGGAACTCGTGCGCGAACTCGGTGCGGTTGATGAAGTCGAACTTCGACCCGCCCGGCACCCACTCGACACGGTTCTGGATCTTCTGATCCCCGGCCATGAGCGCATCCCACCGCGCCTGCCAGTCCTCCACCTGCTGAGGGGTCCACGCCTCCGGCGCCGACGCGAACATCTGCGGGATGTTGCCCTCCGTGAACCGCTGCATGAAATACAGCTGGAACCGGATGTCGGTGTTCGCGTTGATCAGGATCCGCTCCATCGGCGCGTACCCGTACGGGGTCTTCGACCTCGGCGTGAACGGCGTGTAGATCAGGTCCTGCTTCGTCAGCCAGTTCCAGGGCATCCCCTGAATGAACTGCCGGTACGCGGGAGCCCACTCACCGGTCTGATAGTCCTGCCCGGGGATGCGACCCCACCCGTCGAGGACCGGCGCGATCGTCGTCCCATCGATGACGGTCAGCCCGGTCACCTGCCCGGAAAGGTTCCGTTCCCGGTACAGCGCGCCCGCGTCGTAGGCGAGCACGTCGTACAGGTACTTCGCCAGCCAGGCACGGAACGGGAGCTCACGGTCCGGGTAGCGGAGGATCTGCTTCACGAGCTTCGTGACCTCGGTCATGTCCGCGGTCACACCCGGCGCCGGGGTGAGGAGGTAGTCGAACGACCGGAGCGTGTCCACACGGTGCGAGATGCACAACGCGGCGATGTCGTACGTCTCCACGAGGCCCTGCAGGGTGCTGAACGACACCTGCTCGTTGATCCGCGGCTGCCCGGCGATGTTGTACCCGGCACGGTAGTTGAACGTGCGCGGGTGACGGGAGAACCCGTCCACCGGGGCGATCGGGGAACCAGGACCTAGAGGGGTGTCCTGCGTCATCCCCTGCTGCTCCATCGTGTCCAGCATCGGCTGCGGGATCGACTGGTACGACACCTTCTCCACCGGGTCCCTGCGCGTGGGGAGCACGGTCGCACGGGCAATGTCCCGCAGGTTGTCCATGAAGCTCGCCACAGTGCCGCCCCCTCCACCCGGGGATGCCGGGACTATCTGCCGAGTGCGCGCAACGCTTCGTTCCGTGCCGCGGCGCGGCGTTCCTGATCAGTTGTCGCCACCAGGACGACAGGTTCCTCAACGGCCGGCTCGAGGGCACGGCGGGCACCACGGTTCTCCACACGGTGCGTCAGCCACGTCAACCAAGCCGCCGCGCCCGTCGAATCGACGAACGCGTGAGCGAGGGCCTGCGAGGTCGCGTCGACTTGGTCGTCATGCGCACCCGTCGGGAACGCTGCCGCCTCCGTGATCAACCCGTCCGGGTCCCACGACGTCGTCCCATCCGCGGGAAGCTTCACGTTCCCCGCCTGGATGTACACGGCCACCGCGTTCGCACGCGCCAGCTTCGAATCGTGCGGGGTGACCGGGATGATCCCCGGAACCTTCGACTGCAACGTCGAAATCACCGCCGGGCCGTTCGCTTTGTCCTCCACGAGATGCTTCCGAGCATCCGGCCACTTCGCCGCCAACGCGACGAACGCTTCCACCGTCCTCGTGAACGACATCCGCTCCCGAACCTGATCCAGCAGGAAAAGCTCAGCCCCACGGCGAGCCCACACCTGCCCGACCACATAGTCGGAACCCTTCGTGTCCTTGAACGTCATATCCCACGACGTGAACACGTCATCCATGCCCGGCACACGACACGACGGGCCCTGCTGCGTCCACAACACGTCCGTGTACCGCTGCCACCACGGCCGCAACCACACCGCACCGGACGCCGGCGACGGCCGACCCTGAAACAGCGCCGACCAAATCCGAGGAGACGTTGCCGCTTTCGTCCGAGCCCAATCCGACTGCGTCCGGCCACGCGCCGACAGCATGAACTCGCCAGGCGCACGACCCAACACGTCCACCTCACCCTTATTCGGGTCATGGTCCGCCTCAGCCGGAATGTTCACCACACGCCACCGGTCAAAATCAGCGACCCCAGCAGCCTCATCCGCCGCCTGCTGCGCCAACAACCTGCCCGCGAGATCCTTCTCCGACCACCGCGTCAAAATCAGGATCACCGGCGCCCCCGGAGCCAACCGAGGCCGCGCCACCGACTGCCACCACGTCCACGCCGCATCCGACTGCGTATCCGAATCCGCCGACTGATAATCCTTCACCGGGTCATCAATCAACAACAAATCCACCGGCTGCCCCGTCAACGCCGACCCGATACCCACCGCGATCAAACCACCACGCAACGGCGACCCATCCACCGACTTCCCCGTGAACCGCCACGACCGGCGAGCCCGCGAATCCTGCCGCAACCGCAACCCCAAATCGAACGGCGCCTCCGGCCCACCAAACGCCGTGATGTCGTTCTTGATCAGCTGCGAAAAATTCCCCGCGATCTGCTCCGAGTACGACACAATCGCCGCCCGCAGATTCGGGTTCCGCTGCAACATCCACAACGTCCCAAACCGGGTCGCAATCGTCGACTTCCCCTCCTGCGGAGACATCGAAATGATCAGCCGAGCACAACGCCCCTCCGCCACATCCACCAACGCCGAATCAATCAAATCCAGAGCCGGCGTCTGCACCCATGACACACCATCCACCGCCGCCGCCAACCGAGACGGACTCGACCACCCAGTCCCCGTCACCAAAGCACGACGACGCTTCGCCGCCAGAAGCATGTCCCGAACCTGCTCCGCCAACACCGGATCATCACGCCAACCAGCAGGAAGCCTCACAGGAAACCCCCAGACTCAAAAACGGTCCAAACCCTAGGGAGGAGGTCCATAGGCGGACACCTAAACGCGACACCGGGTGGGGGGGCGTGGTAATCGAGGTGACGGGTGGGGGGTGGGGTGCCTGGTGGGGGGTGCCGGGGGGTGCCGTCCAGCTAGCGCACGTCCCTGTTGTTGGCGTCGTGACGTGCCGCCGGGACGTGTCACAGAGACAGACCTTTGGGGCAGGTTTCCTGCGCTCCCCGGGGCTGGGGGAGCCCGGCTCGAGGCGTGTCCCGGAACCGTGCTTATGGGACGCGGTGCATGCGGATCACTGTTGCCCTCGACAAACCCAACCAGCCGGCGATCGTCTCCCACGGGACGCCCAGCCCTCGGGCGTGGCCGATGAGCTCCACCGTCCATGCGGCGTGCTCAGCCCGGCTCTTCGCCTCGGCTCGGCACTCGCGCTCGACCGTCTCAATCTGATACGCCATACCGTCTCACTTTGATACGCCGTATCAAAAAGATACGGTCGGCCAGCAGGATTATTCCGGCGACCCCAGGGGGGGATCATCCTCAACAACCACGGCATCCAGGATCCCCAGGTCGTTCGCGAGCGCCTCGATCTCCGCCGCCACACTGTCCGACACCGTCACCTGATGCTTCGTCGGCGCATCCAAGCCCAACAGCCGGGCACGGCGGTCCATGATCATCAGGGCCTTCTCAACCGCATACCCGCGGCCCTTCTTCACGTTCGGCCACAACGCCTCGAACATCTCATCCAGCCGCTCAAGCTCCAGCCGCCGCAACTCCTCCGCCGGCTCCTGCGTGATCCGATCCATCGCCCGCTTAAACGCGTTGTACGCCCCCGACGACGACGAATACCCCAGGCGGCGGGCGATAACCGTAAACGACATCCCGGTACGCCGCAGGTTCAGAACCTCAGCCTCACGCTCCCGAGCATCCAGGATCCGGGCGACCTCCTTGCCAGCAGTCACGATCGCCTCCCGAAAAGTCGCTGGTCATTCACCGGGCTATCGCACACACGAGGCCGGGCCAGATTGTGGTGGGGGTTTTTGGTTGGGGTTTGGGGGTTTTGGTGGGTTTGTGCTGGGGGTCGGATTCGAACCGACACTGTGCGAGGTTTGGGCTCGGTGCCTCTGCCGTTGGGCTACTCCAGCGTGTGCACACCACGGGCTCTCGGGTCCTGTGTGCTCACGTCGCGACCTCTCGGGTCCACGTGCGGACGGTTGGTCGTCACCCGTGTGTTCAGCCCGTATGGTGTGGGGCTTGTACGTCTATAGGGCCTGCGGGTTGTTGGTGGGGTTGTTCTTTCCCCGATTCCCGCGTTTTTTCGCGGTTACCATACCCAGGCGTCGCCGGCCTCGTCGTCGGTGAGTCCGAGGGCGTTGATCGCGTGCACTGTGGTCAGGTGTGTGTCGCAGAGTGGGGCACCGTCGTACCCGTCGCCGTCGTCGATCCGGGCGCCAGTCTTCGTCGGGTTGTCGCATCCGTCGACTCGGCAGTCGGCCCAGTGCGCCAACCGGACATCGAGTTGCACGTGCTCCCGCTGCCATGTGCGGTAGCAGGCGCGTGCCTCAGCCTCCGTCGTGTGCAGGGCGTGGTTGCCGCAGTCCCCGATCGGGTGCCCGCCTCGGCTGCTCATGGACACGTAGTGCCAGCCCTCTACGTCCCCCCGGCGTGCCGCTGTGAGATGCCTCATCGTGTTCCCCCCTTTGTCGGCTTCCCGGGATTCGCACCCGGATCTCCCTCGCCTGTGCGGGGTGTCCTTGACCTGCCCAGGCATTCGCTAGCCGGCGTCCTGCAGGACCGCTAGCCGAGATGGGCGAGACCTTCTGTTGGACGATCAGCCGGTCGCTACTTCTTCTTCTTGTGTCCGCGGTGAGACTTGCGGTGCTGCGCGTGAGCCCGTTTCTTCGGATGCGTGAGGCGACGGTGCCGCCCATGCTTCGCCGTCATGCGTTCACCCGGTTTCGTTCAGCCTCGATCACGGTGAGGAAATCCTTCGGGGTGACCGCGCACGGCGGCCGATGCGGGAACAGATTCACGCCACCCGCCTCCAAACCC